CATTCATTTTTAGACATTTCCAAAGCTTGCTCCAATAAATAGATCGGAATTTCACTATTGTCTAAGTCTTTTATCTCTTCAATCGTTACCCACTTCCAATCGTCGTGCTCGACGTCACCGGTGTGTGGGTTAGGTTTATCAACATTTACTTCACCGGTCCAGTTCGCGGTAAAATAATAATATTTATCTTTAGAAGGCATGCCAAGATATTTTAAATCAGAAATACTGCAGGATAAACTTGCTTCTTCCTCGAGTTCTCTTATAGCGCCAGCCTCGATTGAATCGTCTTCTTCATCTATATGACCGCCCGGCATTGTCCATTGACCCGATCGACTGTCTATGTCAGATCTTCTAATAATTAAAAATTGTTGTTTATCGTTTAGACAAGCAACAACTCCTACTGTTTTTAGTTCGTCTTCGGTAAGAAAATTCAACCATTTTTTATTTATCGACATGCTTTATAGTTTTTAATGGTCCCTCGACAGAATGCATCGAGAGATTTATCTATATTAATATTTTTTATTGGAGCAACCCAGATCATATTTTCTTGAATCTGAGCACCAGACACATATTGGATATCGATGCCATATAATATACCAATTAGTTCTCCCTTTGTAGTATAAACTCCGGAACCGGAACACCCAAACCATCCATAGGTATTCACCATGAGCGAAGTACCACTTCCTTTAGAATCTTCATAACCAACAACTCTGCCTTGAAAAGACATTAATTTGTGCCAAGATGGATGGCCAGAATACACAATATCAGTGCCAATATCATAATTTTTAGTTGGTTTCCAATTCATCGGCTTAACGTGATAGAATTCTTTTTTTAAAACCAATACTGCGATATCATGCTCTTTGCTTTGATAAATCAGTATAGCTGTACGTTGTTCACCGGTGTTTGATACTAAGTATTCTGTACCAAGAGGGCCGTCTGTTACATGTCGCGCAGTTAAAACCAATGTTAAATCTTTATATTTCACAACTGTGCCACTGCCATGGCCGCCGGCAGTGACAACCTTTACTGCTGCATTTCTTACCTTCTTTTCCACTATGCTAAGAGATTTATTTACTTTCTCCACGGGACTTCTGGGAGTATATCTATCGGCCCCGAACGCGTTATAATTAATTGTAGTGGCAAGCCACAGTGCTACGACTGCAAAATATTTGATAAGCTTATTCATTTTTTGTATTCCTTATTTTATGAACCAGAATCTAGTTCTATGTATCTATATCCAATTTCCACTAACTGTCCCGCAGCTGGGATAATTGTAAAATAAACTGTATTGTCTAACTCTTGGTAATACCAATTGTGATTTAAAGTGCTGTTAATAAAAACTCTAATTGAATCAACTTCTGCTTTGTGAGTGAGTACGATATCTTCGTAGGGATCAACTGAATGAGTAGCATCTGTTACTCCAGCCGACCAATCAGAGTCGCAGATATCTACTATGATACCCCCCAGTACTCCTGTCGCCTCCATATATCTTTCCCCAACATCACTAGGACTCGGAGGATGTTCACACAACGAAATGGCGCCTTCTTGGTTAACCACACTAGCCATAAACACAGATCCCATTCTAAGAGATCCATACCAGCTTAAAAAGTTTGCCGGAGAAGGATACTCAACATTACTCTGTTCCTCCTCATCTGACACAAACACTACCAAGAGCCCTGCTTCCGGCCGCATCCAAGTTGAAGAATATGGATTGTGAATTATATATTCGTAAACAGAATTAAAACCTTCTTCCCACGGACCCATAGGCAATGTATTAAACATTCTTTCGGCATCCATTATTGTATCCCCAGGCACTAACGGAAACTCTGTGCTCGTTACTGAATCCGTCGAATCAGCGCTAATAATTACGAGCCTCCAGTCAGCATCAGGGAGAGCCAGAATCATTGCTTCAATCCCGGCAAAAAGCTCATCATTGTATCTGCTCATCGATCCAGACTTATCAATAACCCACAAGATATCAATTCCATCGACTGACATATGTTGCATGAAAGAGTCAATCCAAATATCACCTTCGTTAACAGGTACTTCCACTTCTATATAAACCGGCACCTCGATCTCTTCAGTAACCGTGATCGTTTCGGTTTCAGTTTCGGTAATATAAATCTTTTCTGGTTCTTTGGAGTTTATAATTGCGTACTCTTGAGTACACCCCACAATATTCAAAAAAGTTAAGAATAAGATCTTTAACATTAATAGATACCCAACAGTAAGTATGAGTTAATTTGCGTTTGTATCTCTCAAAACTCGAAAACTTAATAAAAACATATTCAATAAACTTAATAATTGAAGATCACGATAACCTTCAGAATATGCAAAAAAGAACAAACAAACGTTTGCTAACCAGGCAACCACGCAAGCCACATCAATATATGTATTCGCGTGTTTTAAGAGCCAATCCACATTATAACTATTAACTACGAGAAATAAATTCTAAATTATAAGCATGAGCGACCACGCTCCTTCGAAACCGGGTATCGTAAATTAAGACTTTGGGAAATAAGTCAACTTGCTTTTCATCGGGGCTCTCGATGATATCAATAATAAAGCAAATGTTACTCCGTTCGCCGCCCGGACAGCGCCGCCGAAGGTCACCCCAGTCATAGGAGATATGTTTTACCAAATCGCCTATTTGAAATGCTTCGATGTCAGTTACAATTGCTGCCCCAAATCCGGAATTTTTTTTCATATTTTGTCCCTTTTCTTTACGTAAATTTTTTTTTGTTTATATTGAGAGATGCAGATCATAAAACCCAACTACTATCGACAATTTCAAACCTTGCTCTTCCATACAGACAGGATTAGGGGCAATTTTGTTATCCTCCAAATTCGAAATCCAGTTTACATACCAGAAATATAAATCATCCTCTTCATAAGTAATACGACGCTCGCATGAAAGCAAGACCCCAAACTGACCACTAGCAACATCGACGATCATATCACCGATAGATAGTATAACACAGTTAGCCTGTTCATGCCAGTAATCATTGCCCACATCTTATATATTTTTATATAAGATTAAATGGCCGCACTCGACCATTTTAATTACACTATTTTCAGTATACCGAGTAAAGTGGGATATCGTCCAATATATACACCAGACATACAATTTATAATCAATCGAGCCGCGGCCAGTCGAAGATACCTCACGGCGCAGTAGCACACCAACTTCTTTTGACTTCGTGTCATACACAAAGTCGCCCACACTTAATAATACTACGTCTATGCCCACATAGTATATATGAACTAAATCTTAAGCCAACCCTTACGTTGCTTTTTACATTGATTTAACTGTGTATTGGGATCGGCGGCAGGATCGACCTTGCAATAATTGGCTGGTGAATAATATAAATCTATATGCAAAGGTGCAGCTGCAGCACTGTCGATAAAATCCGTGGGTGCTAGTGGCAAAGCTTTAGAATTACGTGGTTCAGGGTTGGCTGCCATGGCTGCTGTTAACGATGCAACCATGCATAAGATGATTGTGGCTGACAAATTGTTCATAACGTTGATTATACCTTAATTCGATCGATCATGTAGGGATGGTTGACCGCCATATCTTTGTACAATTGCTTAAGCACCTTTTTTGTAATCTCTGCAATATCATCTTTTGCTGCAGATTTACCTAGCAGTTTGCCAAGCTCATCCTCGATTAATTTCTTCGTATCGCGACTCGCTAATTGCTTGGTAACTTCTTTCGCAACTATATCCTTCACTTCTGACTTTGTCAGTACTTCTACGATCATTTGCTTAAGTATTCGTGGATTGATTATCATGCCTTTCCTAACTCTAAATCTGAACTCTATAATTAGTCATCTTTTTTGATTATAACCAATTGAATCGAAGATAATCCTGTACTGTTTCTACGCGTAATGCCGGCCTAGGCTATGCATGGCAATTTTTTTGGTGCGGTTTTTATTGTGGCAGGCATATCTCAAAATTTTCAGCGCTATCGAAAACAACCTTAGTACAGCCAGACACCACACATACATTCCGGTAGACATACATTCCGGGGTAGGGGGGAGGGGGGTGGTCCCCCTTGTCAAGCTCTTGTCAAACATGTTGTCAAATGATTGTCAGGTTGCTGTCAACTCTTTGTCATATGTTTAGTGTAATGTTTAACACCATTTAATATGACGTAACCATATATGCATACAACCACTGGCATATAGTACCCGATGATAAGCAGCCTTGCACCTACTTTATTTAGTAGTAGTCTCGCGCACTTTCCTTTCACGCGTAGGCAGTCTCAGCTTCACTAAACAGATCAGTATCATTCATCATATGTAGACTGTTTATTGTTTCTCTATTCTCGCGCATCCATAGCGCGCCGTCAGTTGTCACGCGAACCACTCGCCCCATCATGCTATCGTCGGGCGCATGGTCGAGCAGTCCATGTAGCATAAGCATCTCGATGGCGGCGGTGGCA